AGGCAATGCTGAAGTTCAAACAAGATTCAGAGGAGTTCCGATTGCTGCTTCTGGTGGAGTTACTTACGGTGATTTGTCTTTGAAGTTTATTGTAGATGAAGATATGAAAAATTATCTCACCATTTGGAAATGGATTAATCAAAACAATCTAGCAGAAGAAATGGATACTAAAAGAGATCCAGAATATTCAGGAGGTCAATTAATAATTCTAAACAGCAATTATCAACCAAACATTATTGTTAATTTTGAATCTCTATTTCCAGTAGACTTGACAGAACTAGAATTTGATGTTGCTGATCAAGATGTAGAATATCTAACAGCAGATGTAACATTTAAATTTACACGCTATACTTTTAATACTAACCGAATGGAAAAATTATGAAGTTTGAAGATTTGAAAACACTTTTTGATCATGTTAAATCAGAATGGCAAGAAGACTCACATATAGATTTTCAATTTAAAAGCAAGCAATACTCAGCAGACCTAGCACAAATCTCGCTAGACATCCCTTACCAACACAATAAATACTTAAACTTCTACACAGATTTCTCTACTGAGAAGACGGGATTGGAATTCCAATATCGTATGAAGCTCAAAGAGAAACGAGAATATTACCAAGGTGAGGCAGACCCAGAGGTATACAAAGAAAAACCATTTGGGCAATCCATCAAAACTTCCGAGAAGATGAAAGTTTATCTCGAAGCAGACCAAGATTTAATTAACATCGAAATGAAAATAGAGTTTATTAATAAGGCACTATTCTTCTTGGATAATATTTTAAAGATGATTTCCAACAGAAGTTTCCAAATTAAAAACGCTATTGAGTGGGAGAAATTTATTAACGGAAACACATAATGTCAAATCTGGTAGTCGCAAAAAAGAACAACATTTTTCTAACCATCAACGCAGAACCACACGTTCACTATGAACTCTCCGATTATTTCACATTCGACATCCCTAACGCTAAATTCATGCCCCAGTATCGTAGTGGAGTATGGGATGGCAAAATCCGTTTATACTCGCCAGGAACAGGTGAGTTATACTGTGGTCTCATCAGTCACCTCAAAGAATGGTGTGGAATCAAAAATTATTCAATTGACTTCAAACCAAACAAGTTCTACGGAGATGTTGAAGAACACAACGACCACATTACACTAGAAGGTGTAAAAGGTTTCATGGGAGTTGTGTGCCCCAATCACACCCCACGCGACTATCAAGTTCAAGCAGTGTATGAAGCATTGTTACATAATCGTAGGTTGCTTCTATCACCAACAGCATCGGGTAAATCATTGATGATTTATTCTTTGGTGCGTTATTACTATGCTTCTGAATACAAGAAGACAGGAAAGAAAACTCTTATCATTGTTCCCACTACTTCTCTGGTGGAACAGATGTATAAAGACTTCGAAGACTATGGTTGGGATGTAGAAGAAAACTGCCACAAGATCTACGGTGGTAAAGATAAGAATGTTGAGAAAGCAGTTGTTATTTCTACATGGCAATCTATCTACAAGTTTCCTAAGAGATGGTTTGATGATTTCTCTTGTGTGATTGGTGACGAGGCACACCTGTTTAAATCTAAATCATTAGTTGGCATCATGACTAAGTTACATGAAGCTAAGTATAGGTTTGGTTTTACTGGCACACTAGATGGTTCTGCTACACACAAGTGGGTGTTGGAAGGATTGTTTGGTGAGTGTAAGCATGTTATCAAAACAGATAAACTGATTAAGGATGGTCACCTATCTGATTTTAGGATCAAGGTGCTGTTACTGAAACATGAAAGAGAAGAGTTCTTTGATTACCAATCTGAGATTGATGCGATTGTTGATTGTGAGAAGCGTAATCGTTTGATCAGGAATCTTGTTCGTGACCTTGAAGGTAATACTCTGGTGTTGTTTAACTATGTTGAACGTCATGGGGTGCCTTTACACGAGAGCATAAATAATGTTGTTAAAGAAGGTCGTAAAGTTTTTCTGGTTTATGGTGGAGTAGACACAGAAGAACGCGAAGAGATTAGAAGACTCACTGAGATTGAAAACGATGCAGTGATCATAGCTTCATACGGAACATTCAGCACAGGCATTAATATTCGTAATCTTCATAATGTTGTATTTGCTTCTCCATCAAAATCAAGAGTAAGAAACTTACAATCTATTGGTAGGGTGCTTCGTAAAGGTCAGAACAAAACCTACGCAACTCTTTACGATATAGCAGATGAGTTCTGCCGAACACCACAGAAAAACTACACCCTAAAACATTTAGACGAAAGATTGAAGATATATGAAGAAGAAAAGTTTAATGTAGAAATCATAAAAATCGATCTAAGATAATATGGAAGAAGAGTTTTATGCGTCAATGAAACTAACATCTGGTGAAGAGGTTGTAGCAAAAGTTTGTTACGACCATGATGATGATGTTGTTATTGCTTTCCATCCTCGTGTGGTTGAGAAAGTTGAAATGAATAAAAGAAATATGATTGTAGAAGGAATCGTGTTTGACGATTGGATGAATGCTACTGATGAAGATATGTTTATTATTCCTCGTAATCAAATCATCACAATGGTCGAACTCGACAAGCGCATCGAAGGTTTCTATGAAGATCATTTGAATGATAAAAGTTTGTATAGAAAATCAAGATCTAACGAACCGAAATCAAACTCAAAAAGACAAAACCCCAAGAACCATCAAGGTTACTTAGGGTCTATTAAAGAAGCTAAAAGAAACTTAGAAGAGATATATAATAAATCTTGAAAGCGCAACATTGCTATTATATCTGATTCTGAGGGTCTTGTCAAGCCCCTTTACAAACCGACTGTTACGTGCTATACTGACAGCATGAAACAATAAAGTAAATGTTAGCAGTAGAAAAACCCATGGGTAAAAGAACAACTAAGGAAAACTATGTGAATAACAGGGAGTTCTTAGATGCTCTTATGGTTTTTCGACAAGAGGTTGCTGCCGCCAAAGAATCTGGTGGCAAGAGACCAAGAGTTCCCAACTATGTTGGAGAGTGTTTTTTAAAGATTGCTACGCACCTATCATACAAACCAAACTTTGTTAACTACATGTTTAGGGAAGATATGATCTGTGATGGTATCGAGAACTGCCTTCAATATATTGATAACTTCAACCCAGAGAAATCTACTAATCCATTTGCTTACTTTACTCAAATCATCTACTATGCTTTCTTGCGTCGTATTCAACGTGAGAAGAAGCAACTAGAAATCAAAACTAAGATCCTAGAACGCTCTGGATTTGATGAAGTTTTACATATGGATAGTCACGGCGGTGACATGTATGGGTATAGTAGTAGCTCTGCTGACATGAACAGCATTAAAGAAAACCTTGAAATCAGATCTAAACGATGACGATTGCTCTTATTACTGATCAACATTTGGATGGTAGAAAAGGAAGTATTGCTTTTTGGGAATACTTTCAGAAGTTTTATGATGATGTTTTCTTCCCCACATTAGAAAAGCATAACATCAAACAGATTGTTGATCTTGGCGATACCTTTGACAATCGTAAGGGTATCGATTTTAATGTATGGAATCGTGTGCGTAAGCATTACTTCCAACGCCTAGAAGATATGGGGATTTATGTTCATATGATTCTTGGTAATCATTGTGTATACTACAAGAACACCAATGAGGTTAACTCACCAGAACTTCTGCTAAAAGATTTTAGTAACATTGAGATCTACTCTCGCCCAGAGACAGTAATGATTGAGGATACTAAAATCCTCATGCTGCCATGGATTAACTCTCAGAACTATGATGAGACTATGACATGGATTAATGATACCAGTGCTGAGATTGCTATGGGTCATTTAGAACTTGATGGTTTTGAAGTAACTCCTGGTATGAAACATCAAGGTGGTATGAGCCCTGATATTTTCTCTAAGTTTAAACAAGTATTCTCTGGTCACTACCACCACAAATCATCTCGTGGTAACATTACCTATCTTGGTAATCCATACCAGATGTTTTGGAACGATTATAAAGACGAGCGAGGATTTCATCTGTATGAACCGAAGACAAATAAACTCAAGCGGGTCAAGAACCCTTATGAGATTTTCTCGAAAGTATATTATAATGATGTTACTAATCCTGATATCAGCATCGATCCCACTGAGTTTACAAATACTTTTGTCAAGATTTTCGTAGAAGAAAAGAGGGATTATCTTTTGTTTGAAAAGTTTATGGATATCATTTACTCTTCAAACCCACATGATGTCAAGATCATCGAAACTTTAGTTCAGGATAATGTCGAAGACGTTGAAGAAAACCTAGAGGTTAAGGATACGTTAACACTTCTTAATGAATATATTGATGAAGTGGAGTTATCCGTCAACAAGGATAAACTAAAGATGCTTATGAAAACCCTATATACTGAAAGCTGTGAGGTAGTATAATGTTCCTCATCACCCTTCAGGAGCATCCCGATGGTGTATACTCGGTCCTTGACGACGAGGGTGATCATGTGGTATACTTCTTTGAAGACGAAGACGATGCCGATAGGTATCTAGGATTACTGGAAGCCAACGATGACGATGGCGATTTACCACCTCTCAGAACATATGAAGTTGATGCTAAAGCAGGTATCGGTATGTGTGAACTAAGAGGAATGAAATACATTGTAGTTCAACCCGACGATATTATTATTCCTCCACCAAATTATGATAATCTTCAAGACGATTAAATGGAAGAACTTTCTTTCAACAGGAACTCAGTTTACTGAAGTTGATTTAACAAACACAAAAAGCACTATCATCGTTGGGTCTAACGGAGCTGGTAAATCTACTATTTTAGATGCTCTAACATTCTCTTTGTTTGGTAAACCATTTCGTAAAATCAATAAACCACAACTAGTCAACTCCATCAATCAAACAGATTGTGTGGTGGAACTTGACTTTGATATTGGTAGGAATAAATACAAAGTGATTCGTGGTATCAAACCTGCCAAGTTTGAGGTCTACCAGAATGGAGCGATGCTCGATCAAAACGCTTCTGCGGTAGATCAGCAAAAATATTTTGAGCAAACACTTCTCAAGATGAACTACAAATCTTTCACACAGATTGTAGTTCTGGGTTCATCTACTTTCGTTCCCTTTATGAGATTGCCATTAGCATCTCGCAGGGAAATTATCGAAGACATTCTTGACATTCAAATCTTCTCAACGATGAATGTTAATTTAAAAGAAAAAGTAAAAATTATTAATGATGAACTGAAAGACCACGAATATAAACTCTCACTTGTCAAAGAGAAGGTTGACATGCAGAAGCAGTTTATGCTTGACATCGAAAAGAAAAACAAAGAAGATATTGAAGTTAAAGAGAATCGAAAGCAAGAACTTCTAATAGAGGCACTTAATCATGAGACAGCAATTCTCAGCAACGACACGGAAATCGACACTAAGACCACTGCCGTTTCAGACACAACGAAACTTAAAGCAACGATATCTAAGGTCACTTCGCTCAAAGAGAAACTCTCAACCAAGCGAAACACCCACACAAAGGAAAAGAAATTCTTTGAGGAAAATGATGCTTGCCCAACATGCGGTCAAAGTATCGAGGAACATTTTAAACAAGAAAAGATCCAAGTTCTCTCGGATAAACTTAGTGAGGTGGAAAAAGGTGTGTCTGATTTGGGACAACAACTTTCCAACCTCCAAGCTCAAGAGAATACCTTTGTTCTTCTGATTGGTGAGATAAACGAACTCAATCAGCAAAACAGACAACTGAATAATGAAATTAAATCACTTCATAGAAGAATTGAGGAACTGGACCACGACATCGGAAAACTGCGGGATTCAAATGTCAATCAACGGGAGCAGTTTTCAATACTTAAATCGCTCGACGAAGACAGCAAGCAAACTCAAAAGGTCATTTCAGAAACGAAAGAAGAGAAAGATTGCTTGCTCACCGCCACCCAACTCCTCAAAGACTCGGGCATCAAAACGCGGATCATCAAAAAATACCTCCCAACGATGAATAAACTTATCAATGGGTATCTAGAAAAAATGGAGTTTGCTTCTAGTTTTACTTTAAATGAAAACTTTGAAGAAGTAATCAAGTCACGTTATAGGGATGAGTTTAGTTATGAATCTTTCAGCGAAGGAGAGAAGGCTAGGATTGACATTGCTTTGTTGCTTACTTGGCGCTCTGTTGCTAAACTTAAGAATAGTGTGGATACTAACCTCCTTATACTAGATGAAATCTTTGACGGTTCACTAGACCAATCTGGTAACAGTGATCTAGGATGGATTCTAAAAACCTTTGATGATAAGACAAACGTATTTGTAATCTCTCACCGAGATAATATCGCAGATAAGTTTGACCGTTGCCTCAGATTTGAGAAGCATAAGAACTACTCATACGTCTCAGAAGAAGTATCAGAATAACTTAAAGGGGGTTGCCACGGCACCCCCTTTGTCGTATAGTAGGTTCAACAACGCAAGAGACCAGTGACGTTCAACCTTGAAGTAAAGGGCGGTCTTGCCCGACTGCTAGCTACCGAGAACCTGATTGTAGAGCACCGCCCTGTCGATACTGCTTGTTTCGATATTAAAAATCGTGTGCTGACTCTGCCTATGTGGGAGCGAGCAACTGAAGATGTGTATGATATGCTAGTGGGTCATGAGGTTGGACATGCTCTTTATACTCCTGATGAGTATGGTGAAGATCATGGTGTGCCCCAATCCTATCTGAATGTGGTTGAGGATGCCCGTATTGAGAAGATGATGAAGCGTAAGTTTCCTGGTCTTGCTCGCAACTTCTACGCAGCATACCGTCAACTTGCTGATAAAGACTTCTTTGAGATTGGTGACCGTAGCATGGATAGCTACACACTGATTGATCGTATTAACCTTCACTTTAAAGTTGGCGTTCATGCTGCTACTTTGATTCCATTTAATGAAGCAGAGAAGACCCTAGTAGATGTAGTTGCCGCCGCAGACACCTTCCAGCAGGTTGTAGATGCCGCTAAGCGTATCCTAGAATACACTAAGGAACAGGAGCAAGATAAGATCGAAGTGCCCCAAGATGCTCCTACTCAAAATGGGGGTGGTGCCACTCTACCTGGGGGTGATGCTTCCTTAGACCAATCTGGGGGGCAGAGTCAAGGGCAGAGTCAGGAGCAGGGTGAGCAAGGCGAACCTAGTGATGCAGACCCAGACAATAGTGGTGGTGGCACTACTGGTGGTGACCACAACTACGAATCTGAAACTGATAAAGCATTCAGTGAATCTCAGAAACAACTTGCTAGTAAGTATGGCAATCAAATCAACTACATTGAGTTGCCCAATCTCAAAGTAGATAGCCTGGTTATTCCCAACAAACAAGTAATGGCAGATTGTGCTGAGCATTATGCTGAACAATCCCATCTTGCTTTTGCTGAAGTTGATAAAGAATACCAGAAGTTTCGCACTGAAGCTCAGCGTGAGGTTAACTACCTTGTGAAAGAGTTTGAGATGCGTAAATCTGCTGACCAGTATGCTCGTTCTTCGATTGCTAAAACTGGTGTGCTTGACACTCAGAAACTTCATACCTACAAGTGGAATGAAGATGTGTTCAAGAAAATCAATGTGGTGCCCGATGGTAAGAATCATGGTCTAATCTTTGTCTTGGATTGGTCTGGTTCTATGGGTAGTTGTCTGACTGACACTGCTAAGCAACTTCTTAACCTTGCTTGGTTCTGTCGTAAGGTTCAGATTCCATTTGACATCTATGCTTTCACCAACGAATATCGCTGGCAGCGTCTGTTCAACTATCAGACCATGACTCGTGGTCTTCCTGCCGAACACCACAAAAAAATTCCTGGTCAGGTTTATATTCACAATACTTTCTGTATGATGAATTTGGTTAGTAGTTCTGGTAAGAACAGTGGAGATTTGGAGAAGCAACTCAAAAACTTCTGGCGTCTTGTCAAGGGAGAATCTGGTTACTCTGGTTATAACAATCCAGTAGGATATGGTTTGTCTGGCACTCCGCTCAATGAATCTGTTATTGCTTTGACTGCTATTATTCCTGACTTCAAGAAGCGCACTAAAGCTCAGAAAGTTAGTGTGATTATGCTGAGTGATGGTGAAGGTCAATCCATCAACTATACTGTTGAGTTCAAACGCAATGGTATTGCTAAGCAAGGATTGAACTATGTTGATAGTGATTGTATGCTGCGAGACCGTCAAACTGGGCGAGTGTATCCTCGTTTTTCTTCTTCTTACAATTCGTCAGATAAAGTGACTGGAGTTTTCCTCCAAGCAGTTCGTGATCGCTTCCCTGATGTGAACCTTGTGGGCATTCGATTGATTAAGGGGCGGGAACTTAATAGCACCTACAACAATAGTGAAATCAAAACTCCTTATTCTGAGATTCAGAAGCAGTGGAAGAAATCTAAATCAGCAGAGCTAGTTGGTGCCAATGGTTATCAATCTCTTTATGTGATTGGTATTGAAGGTCTATCTGCTACGGGTGAGTTTGAAGTGGATGATGATGCCTCTATCAAAGATATTGGCGCAGCATTTGCTCAATCACTTGCCAAAAAAAGCGTCAATAAGAAAATGCTGACCTCCTTTGCTTCACTCATCAGTTAACCTAATCAATGGGGGGTTGCGCTCCGACCCCCCTTCCCCTATAATACTTACATACGAAACGACCCACACCATGAAAAACCTTGAAGTTTCCAACCTGATTTCCCGCTTTGGTACAGTTGTTACTTCTGCCGACCTTCATTCCTATGCTGATGAAGTCGGTGTTACTTACCAAACCCTGACCAAAAAACTTGATTCATTTAAAGTTCAACGTGGTCTGTGGCATTTGACTGCGATTGAGCAACTCGAAAATGCCCTTGCTCAACCTGCGGTCGAACCTATGTCTGAAACTCCTGTGTCGTTTATTCCCAAGAAAGATGGTTCCTTTGTCAGCTTTGGTAACTTTGCGGATATTAAGAAAGTTGTTTCTTCTCGTCAATATTACCCTATCTTCATCACTGGTCTATCTGGTAACGGCAAAACTTTTGGTGTTGAACAAGCTTGTGCTCAACTCAAGCGTGAGTTGATCCGCGTTAACATCACCATCGAAACTGATGAAGATGATTTGATTGGTGGTTTCCGTCTTGTCAATGGCGAAACTGTGTGGCATGATGGTCCTGTTGTTCAAGCGATGGAGCGTGGTGCTATTCTTCTGCTTGACGAGATTGACCTTGCTTCTAATAAAATCATGTGTCTTCAGTCGGTGCTTGAAGGTAATGGCACCTTCCTTAAAAAGATTGGTCGTTATGTCAAACCTGCTGAAGGATTCAACGTTGTTGCTACTGCTAACACCAAAGGTAAAGGTAGTGATGATGGGCGTTTCATCGGAACCAATGTTCTCAACGAAGCATTCCTTGAGCGTTTCCCTGTAACCTTTGAGCAATCGTATCCTACTGCTAAAGTAGAAACTTCGATTCTTAAGAAAGTTGCTGAGGGTTTGAATGCTTACGATGCTGAGTTTGTTGAGCAGTTGGTGAAGTGGGCAGAGATGATCCGTAAAACTTTCTACGATGGTGGTGCTGATGAAATCATTTCCACTCGTCGTTTGGTTCATGTTATCCGTGCCTACGCTATCTTTGGTAAGCGTAAGAAAGCTATTGAGGTTTGTGTAAATCGTTTTGACGATGAAACTAAGCAACAGTTCATGTCACTCTACTCTAAAATTGACGCGACTATCGATGCTCCTAAAGAGGAAACCACTGAACCTGAACTGACTGTTGAATCTGTACCCTTCTGATGTTTGATGACCTCCCTAGACACACCCTCATTCGCCTAAAGAGTGGGGGTATTTTTTTAATCAAGTGTAAAATTTATGAATGGCATGGTATGAAAAAAGTTCCAGCTTACTTAGGTCATCGTTATAAAGATGACACAGGGGTTGACTACGAACCTTGGACGTGCTATATTTGGATGATTGATTCTGTAATGGAGAACCCCTGATATGCAATGGAAATACAACGAGGAAGAAATCCTCAATGAACTGCGAGATTATATCTCTAAAACTTATCAACAGCATTATTCTGCTGGTGATGATAAGATCCAAACTCTGGATTTGATTGAAGCATGTGGAGACGGAGAAGCATTCTGTCGTAGTAACATTCTCAAGTATGCCTCTCGTTATGATAAGAAAGGTAGTGCCCGTATGGATATCATGAAGGTGCTACATTACGCAGTTCTTCTTATGAACTTTAATGATAAAAATGCAACCCGTGAAGATTACAACCGATGAGCACAGTAGCCCTTTCCGCCTCCACCCTTCAGATTCTAAAAAACTTCGCAACAATTAATACCTCTATTGTTATCAATAAAGGTAATACTCTGCGAACGATTAGCAATGCCGAGAACATCCTTGCTGCTGCTAATGTAGAAGAATCTTTCCCTCGCACCTTTGCTATCTATGACCTGAACCAGTTTCTTGCTGGTCTGTCGTTGTTTGATTCTCCTTCTCTGGTGTTTGATAACGATGATTATGTTACCATCACTGGTGGTAAGAGTCGTGTTAAGTATTACTTCTCTGACCCAGAGATTACCCTTAAGACGGCACCCGATAAAAAAGTAAACTATCCTGGTTCTGATATTCAGTTTACTCTGAGTGCTGAGGATATCAGTTCCATTCAAAAAGCAAAGGGTATCTATGATATTCCTGACCTTAACATTAGCACCGACGAAGAGATTGTGTTGTCTGTTCGTGACAACGAGAGCGCAACCTCCAACACTTATGATATGATTGTTCCTGGAACATTCGAAGGTGAACACTCCCTCAATTTGAAAGTGGAAAACATTCGATTGCTTCAAGGGGATTATCAAGTAGGAGTTTCCAAACATTTTATTACTGAATGGAAACATCTGAATCGTGACCTTACTTATTACATTGCGTTGGAACCTTGATGAAAAGTTTTCTGTGGGTGGAAGAATACAGACCTCATACTATTGAGAATTGTATTCTCCCTAATTCGTTAAAGAAAGTATTTACTGGATTTCTAGAACAGGGTGAGATTTCTAATCTTCTTCTGTCTGGTCCTCCTGGCGTTGGTAAAACTACCGTTGCTAAAGCTCTATGTGAAGAACTAGATTTAAGTTATATTGTTATTAATGGTTCGGATGAAGGACGATTCCTTGATACAATCCGTACTCGTGTAAAAACATTTGCTACTACAAAATCTTTAGTTGGTGGAGGAAAGCATAAAGTTGTTATCATTGACGAGGCAGACAATACGACTCCTGATGTACAGCTATCTCTACGCACATTTATTGAAGAGTACCATTCTAATTGTAGGTTCATTTTCACATGTAACTTTATCAATAAAATTGCCGAACCCCTCCACTCAAGATGTACCGTCGTGGACTTCCGTATTAAGACGGGGGAGCAGCAGAAACTCCAAGCATTGTTCTTCGACCGCCTCAAGGGCATCCTAGACGCCTCTGGGGTGACGTATGAAGACAAGGTGGTAGTCAAACTGATTCAGCGTTACTACCCCGACTGGCGCCGTCTTCTGAACGAAGCACAGCGTCACTCAACTGGTGGTTCACTAGATACTACGGTTCTCTGTGATATCGCTGATGTGAATATTGATCAACTCATGCGAGCCATGAAGAACAAAGAATACAATGTTGTTCGACAGTGGGTTGTGGATAATATGGATAGTGACCCTAACACAATCATTCGCAAGATCTATAACTCTCTTGCTGAAGTGTTGGAACCAGTTACTATTCCTCCTGCTGTGTTGGTGCTTGCTAAGTATCAATATCAGATTGCCTTTGTGGCAGATCAAGAAATTAACCTTCTCGCTTGTCTAACTGAAATTATGGTGGAGTGTAAATTCAAATGAAATCACTAAAGACCCCTCTTCGTTATCCTGGTGGTAAATCTCGTGCCGTCAAGTATCTTGTGCCTAGAATGCCGAAAGACATTACAGAATACCGTGAACCTTTTATTGGTGGTGGTAGTGTTGCTATCGCATTTACAAAAGAATACCCTGACATTCCTGTGTGGGTGAATGACTTGTATGAACCGCTGGTAAACTTCTGGCAACAACTTCAATTAAATGGAGATGACCTACAACAACTTTTGTTTGGATATAAGGAAGAGGCAGACACTCCCCATATGGCAAGACAACTATTCCATATGGCAAAAGAAAAATTGAATGACCCAGAAAGTTCTGCTATCACGAGAGCTGCTGCTTTCTACATTCTCAACAAGTGTTCTTTCTCTGGTCTGACTGAAAGTTCTTCTTTCTCGCCCCAGGCAAGTGTTTCTAACTTCTCAATGAATGGTATTCTGAAACTCTCTGCTTATGGTGAACTGATTAAAAATTGGAAGATCACCTGTGGTGCTTATTGGGATATGATGATGACATCTGCCCCAGTCAACACCTTCTGGTTCCTTGACCCTCCCTACGATATCAAAGATAATCTGTATGGTAAGAAAGGTGCTCTTCATAAAGGATTCAATCACGAAGAGTTTCATGGTTGGATGACTCAGGGTAATGTGAAAGATCGCTGGATGATTACCTATAATACCAACCCAACTCTTGTTGAATGGTATAAAGATTACAACCAAACCAAATGGGATTTGACCTATACTATGCGTTCAGTAGGTGACTACATGAATGAGCAAAAAGACCGTGCTGAACTTTTGATTACTAACTATGACGAAACCAACTTTGAACGACTACCTGACTTCAATAAACCAAAGCAAGAAGTCAGTAGTTATTGACGATGAATCTGAGAAGGCATATCCACCTTACATTGTAAACAAGTGTCTTGCTGCGTTTCACGATACGGTGTTGTTTGCTAACGAGATGAATATCTACCCTCATCTCGACAAGAAGATGCAATATGATTTTTTTATAAATAGTATCAATCCCCGTAAAAGGTTTTCACCTTGGGCGAAAAAAACATCTATAGACTACCTTGATGCGATCAAAGAGTATTATGGTTACAATGACGATAAAGCTTTACAGGCATTGAGAATTTTATCTAAAGATCAACTTGAACACATCAAAAAACTTGTATACAAAGGTGGAAAAAAATGACTCCTGATATTGAAATTGAATGGAAGCAAGCTGATATGGTTGAGGTGACTCTCAATGAACCTGATGATTTCCTTAAGGTTCGTGAAACACTCACACGCATCGGTGTTGCTTCGCGCAAAGAAAAAAAGATTTACCAATCTTGCCACATCCTCCACAAGCAGGGCAAGTATTACATCGTTCACTTCAAGGAGCTGTTTGCCCTTGATGGAAAGAATACTAATCTTTCTGTGAATGATGTTCAGCGTAGAAATAGAATCATCCAACTTCTTAGTGACTGGGGATTGATTGCTGTTGTTAACGCAGAATTAATTGCTGACGTTGCCCCTCTTAACCAGATTAAAGTTCTGGCTTTCAAAGAGAAAGATGAGTGGACGTTAGAGAGCAAGTATAACATTGGTCGTAAAAAAACTGCTGAAGAATGATCGAAAACATTTTAGATAATGCTCATTGTAAAATAAAAGACACCCACAAAAATTTACATCGTTGGAAAAACTGGGAAGCAAACACACCATTTGCTCCCATCTTTGATGTTCCTTTGTGGACAGAAGATTTAAACCCATGGTTTCTCAAAGAAATTGTGGAAGTAATCAAGCAAAAAAATCCTGGTAGTTACCGAGATACATGGCAATCATATAATATTTTTACTTGGGAAGACGAACCAATCCGTTTTCTTAAAGCAAGTATCTATAGAATCTATATGGATTACATGAAAGAATTAGGATTAGTTCCAGAACAAGATTTGTGGATTCGTGGGTGGGCAGTTAATCTAGGTAAGAATGAAGGAGTGCCAGTTCATTCGCATTCCTACCATGAGAATACTTACCTTAGTGGTAACATTATGATCAGTTCAAATCCAACTACAACTGATTATGCTATTCCACATCTCAGCACTTACTATGGATTCTATAGAGTTGAGAATACACCTGCTCGAATGACTTTGTTTCCTTCGTGGGTTCAGCATAAAGTTGATCCTATTGAAGATGAAGAAAGAATTTCAATTGGGTTTGACATCTTTACTTATTTCAGTATGGAATATATTTCTAAATCAAACAATGTTGATGCTTTACTGAATGATCCAATCATGAAAGCAATTCCATTAGTAAAATCCGAATAATTTTGTAGGGAGTTCTACACTCCCTTTTTTAATGCTTCTTGATATATAATATTGAGAGATGCCTTCGGGGTCTCTATTAACACTCGCTTATTTAAGGAGCAATCAAATGACGACAAAATATACGTGGGATATCTATGCCCCATTCGGAGTAGGTTTGGATACAGTATTTAATAGACTGGATGCTATGTCTGGACACAACACAAACTATCCTCCGTACAATATCATCAAACACGATGGCACTAATTACGAAATTGAAATCGCTTTGGCTGGATTTAAAGCAGAAGAGATTGAAGTATCAACAGAACAAAACATTCTCAGAGTTGCCAGCAAAGTTGAGAAACGAGATGCTGAACGAACTTACCTACACAAAGGTCTCTCCAAACGTTCCTTTAGCAACACCTGGCAACTAGCAGATGATGTGAAAGTATCTTCTGTTGATTTCAATGATGGTCTATTATCGATCTCGCTAGAAAAGATCATTCCAGAACATCAAAGAAAAACAACTTATACGATTGGGGTTGCCGAGAAGCAACTTCTTACCGAAGGATAAATAGATCGTATCGTCGCCGCTGGAGCCGCCCTGTCCACTATCAGGGTTGGCTCCCTTTTTCTTGGGTTGACAAAAAATCAAAAACCTATTATAATTACCTCATTAACCATAGGGAGAACTATGCTAGTAAAAGTTTTAAAAATGCAAGGTGGAGAACAAGTTATCTCTGGCATTGCCGAAGTTACAAATGAAAATAACGAAGGTGTTGGATTTCAACTAACACACCCATATCTTCTTGATCTTATTCCAACTGGAGAACTTAGCCCAGAAGGTCAACCAACAACGTTTAATGTTAACTTTACACGTTGGGTTTCTTGTTCCGTAGACACCACTTTCAGGATTCCTTATAGCGCACTAGTTGCTATTGGCGATCCTGAGCAAACTGTTCTTGATACATACAAAGCAAAATTTGGAGATTTATTTAATGACGACGACGCCGTACAGCCCAGTGATTCAAGTGATAGTTCTGAAGAATCAGGAGTATCTGATATCGGAGATTGAAGAGCGGGAAGAATCGCCTGAGTGTCTCTTGACTAATGCTTATAAAATTGAGAATATTTCTTATTTTAATTATTCAAATGTTGATTACCAAAACATCCCCAATCCGACTGCTTTGTTTATCGGTGAACAAGTAGAAAAGGAAAAGGATAAAAATGGAGAAGAGGTCATCACAACTCAATCTGATTATATTATTTTGGAAAAATTCCCTAAGTATACCAATCAGGTTCAGGTCTATCTCAGGGCAGAAGACATCCTGACCCTTGCGGATCCCTCCTATTCTGTGCTAGAATACTACCAGAAGACCGTGGGTTGACGCATGAAGTTTTATACGAACATTGAACAGGCGGGGAATCGCATCCTCGTTCGCGGTTATGAGAATGGTGATAGAGTTCAGTATCGTGTAAACTACAATCCTAGTTTGTATGTGGTTGCTAACAAGCAGACCGATCATAAGAGCCTAGATGGGCGTTACCTCAAAGAGGTGCGCCCTGGTTCTATTAATGATTGTCGCCAGTTTATCAATCAGTATGAGGGTGTGGAAGGGTTTGAAATCCATGGAAATACTAGATACTTGTATCAGTATATCAACGAGGCATACCCAGATGATGAAATCCGTTTTGATTCATCACTGGTTCGCACCTTCACTATGGATATTGAGACCGCAGCAGAAAATGGGTTTCCAAATATTGAAACAGCAGACCAAGAGATTCTGCTTATTTCTCTCCGTGATTCTTTTACAAACAGGATTATTGTATGGGGATCAAAAAGTTTCCAGAATGAAGACCGCCAGGTTGATTACATCCATTGCGACAATGAGACGAAACTGCTTTCGTGCTTCCTCAAATGGTGGCAGGAGAATACCCCAGATGTAGTAACTGGTTGGAATGTTCAGCTCTTCGATATTCCATACATCTGTAATCGAATGAATCGTGTGCTTGGTGAAGAGCATACTAAACTTCTATCGCCTTGGAAACTTGTTTCTAGTCGTGAGATTTATATTAAAGGTCGCAAACAGATTGCGTATGACATCACTGGTGTTGCCTGTCTGGATTACCTTGAACTCTACAAGAAGTTTACATACACCAACCAAGAATCATACCGACTCGATCACATCGCGTCGGTAGAACTTGATGCCAAGAAACTTGACCACTCTGAGTTTGATACCTTCAAGGAGTTCTACACTAAGGATTGGAATAAGTTTGTCAAGTATAACATCATTGACGTTCGCCTTGTTGACCAACTGGAAGACAAGATGAAGTTGATTGAACTTGCTTTGACGATGGCATATGACGCTAAGGTAAACTATGAGGATGTTTATTCTCAGGTTCGCATGTGGGATAACATCATCTACATCTATCTGGATAAGATGAATGTGGTGATTCCTCCCAAGAAAGATAGCGTCAAGAATGATAAGTATGCTGGTGCGTATGTGAAAGAACCTGTGCCTGGCATGTATGACTGGGTGGTGAGCTTCGACTTGAACTCGCTGTACCCTCACCTCATCATGCAATACAACCTGTCGCCAGAGACCCTCCTAGACCGCCGTAGCAGCGTCAACGTTGACATGCTACTGGACAAGGCATTCGACACCACAGACCTCGTGGGGGAGACCCTGTGCGCCAATGGGACGCATTATACCACCAAGTATCAGGGGTTCCTGCCCAAGCTGATGGATAAGATTTATCAGGACCGCACCATCTATAAAAAGAAGATGCTTGCTGCCAAACAGCAGTATGAGAATACGCCAACGATTGAGTTGAGGAAAGAGATTTCCCGCTGTAATAACATTCAGATGGCGCGTAAGATTCAACTTAACTCTGCCTATGGTGCTATTGGTAACGAGCACTTCCGTTACTACAAACTAGAAATCGCTGAGGCGATTACTATGTCTGGTCAACTTGCCATTCGATGGATTGGTGACCGAATGAATGCTTATCTAAACAAAGTTCTTAAAACAAATAATGTTGATTATGTCATTGCTTCTGATACTGATTCCATGTATTTGTGCTTGGATGGTTTGGTCAAGGCTGTATACAAGGGAAGAGAAACGACTGATGAAGTCATTGTTTCGTTCCTTGATAAGGTCTGCTCGGTGGAACTTGAACCTTTTATTGAAAGTTCTTACCAAGAGATGGCAGATTACCTCCATGCCTACGAACAAAAAATGAAGATGAAGCGGGAGAACATTGCCAATCGTGGTTTCTGGACCGCCAAGAAACGCTATGTTCTTAACGTATGGGATAGTGAGGGTGTGCGTTATGCCAAACCAAAGATGAAGATTTGTGGCATGGAGACGGCACGTTCGTCTACGCCTTCATACTTCCGTGATAAACTACTGGAAGCATATACCATCATCATCAATCAAACCAATGATGAGCTGATTGATTACATCAATCGCATCAAAGAGGATACCAAGAATCAAGATTATCTCAACATTGCTTTCCCTCGTGGATGTAATGGGTTGAAGAAGTATCGTAGCAGTGCTGACATCTATGGCAAGGGAACTCCCATTGCTGTGCGTGGTGCTCTCCTGTATAACTATTACGTTAAGAAGAATAAACTGGAGCACAAGTATCCGTTGATTCAGGAGGGAGAGAAGATTAAGTTTATGTATTTGAAAGAACCAAACCCTATTGGTGAGAACATCATTGCTTTCTTCCAGCGTCTTCCTACGGAACTTAACCTAGAGAAGTATATTGATTACACAACGCAGTTCGAAAAGTCGTTCCTCGAACCGCTAAAAAATGTGCTAGAATGTATTGACTGGCAATACGAACGTCGTGGTTCACTTACAAGTTTTTTTAGTTGAGGTATTATGAGTTTTTTACAATCTGTTATTAAGGAGTTAGATAATGAATACGCAAATGTTGTTGATGATTCCGTCGTATGTAAATCGTTTGTTGATACTGGGTCTTATATACTCAATGCCCTTATTTCTGGTAGCATCTTTGGTGGTCTCCCCTCCAACAAAATCACCGCGCTTGCTGGGGAAAGTAGCACTGGTAAAACATTTTTCGCTCTCTCAATAGCCAAGCACTTCCTCGATAGCAACCCAGAAGCACAAGTAATCTACTTTGAATCCGAATCAGCTATCGAGAAGGATATGCTTGCCGAGCGTGGTATTGATATCAAGCGGGTGGGTCTAGTTCCTGTCACTACTGTTCAAGAGTTTCGCACTCAGAGTATTAAGGTAGTTGACGAGTATATGAAACTTAAGAAGGAGGCTAGACCTCCGCTGCTTTTTGTGCTAGACTCCTTGGGGATGCTCTCGACCACAAAGGAAGTGCAGGATGCTACAGAAGGAAAGGAAACCAGAGACATGACCCGTGCTCAGGTGATCAAATCTATCTTTAGGATTCTGTCACTGAAACTTGGTCAAGCAGAGATTCCTATGATTGTTACTAACCATACATATGATGTGGTTGGTGCTTATGTGCCAACTAAAGAAATGGGTGGTGGTAGTGGTCTGAAGTATTCTGCTTCTAGTATTCTTTTCCTCTCTAAAAAGAAAGAGAAGGATGGCACTGAGGTTGTTGGCAACATCATTAAAGTGAAGGCACAAAAGTCACGCTTCACCAAAGAAAATTCTGACATTGAAACGAGGTTGTATTATGACGCCAGAGGTCTTGACAAGTATTACGGATTACTGGAGTTGGGTGAGAAGTACGGAGTATTCGAGCGTGTGGGGAACCGTATTAAACTTGATGGTGGTAGTGTTTATCCTTCGGTCATTTATAAGGATCCAGATAAATACTTCACCCCAGAAATCCTCCAAGCCCTAGATGAATGTGCGAAGAAAGAATTTTTGTATGGCAGTGAGTAATGAGTGAAAGAATAGAGACAACTATATTGCGTAACCTTCTCTGTAATGAACCCTATTACAGAAAGGTTGTGCCTTTTGTGAAACCAGATTACTTCAATGAAACCCATGAAAAGGTTATCTATGAAGAGGTATGGAACTTCGCTAGCAACTATGAGATGTTGCCAACAGCAGAAGTATTGATTATCAATCTTGAAAGTAGGAAAGATTTAAATGAGGAAGTTTATCAAAGCGCAGTTAAGACGATTCAAGGTCTTACCACTGCCCCAGTCGAATACAACTGGTTACTCGACACCACCGAAAAGTGGTGTAAAGACAGAGCAATCTATCTCGCCCTCCTTGAGTCGATCAAGATTGCAGATGGAGGCAATCAAAAAGTATCACCAGATGCGATCCCCGCGATACTTCAAGAGGCCCTCGCAGTTTCTTTCGATGAACATGTAGGTCACGATTACTTAGAGAATGGTGCTGAGCGTTATGCGTTCTACCATTTAACTGAGGATAAAATCCCATTCCACCTAGAATACTTCAATAAGATTACCAAGGGTGGTCTACCTAACAAGACATTGAATGTAGCACTTGCTGGCACAGGTGTGGGTAAGTCACTCTTCATGTGTGACTATGCTGCTAATTGTCTATCACTCGGTCGTAATGTTCTTTACATTACTATGGAGATGGCAGAGGAAAAGATTGCTGAGCGTATTGATGCTAACTTGTTTAATGTCAATATCAAAGACCTTGTGGATTTGCCAGAATCAATCTTCAACAATCGTATCAACGAACTGAAGAGAAAAACACAAGGTCGTTTTATCATCAAAGAATACCCAACAGCTGCCGCTCATGTTGGTCACTTCAAAGGTCTTCTCAATGAACTATCATTGAAGAAAGTATTTAAACCTGATATTATCTTTATCGACTATCTAAACATCTGCGCTTCGTCAAGATATAAAGGAGCAATTGTAAACTCTTATACTTATGTCAAGGCAATCGCGGAGGAACTTAGAGGATTGGCAGTCGAACACAATGTCCCCATCGTCACTGCTACACAAACTACTAGGAGTGGTTATGGTAATAGTGATGTCGATCTCACTGATACCAGTGAGTCCTTTGGTCTCCCTGCTACTGCTGACTTCATGTTTGCTCTCATCGCTACAGAGGATCTGGAGAAAGATGGAAAGATAATGGTGAAGCAGTTGAAGAACAGATACAACGACCCAACCATGTATAAGAGATTCTTGGTGGGGGTTGACAGAGCACGAATGAAGCTCTATAATGTAGACAACGCTGTTGACCTATCCTCTGATAAAGAAGAGGAATATGACTTCGAAGAGATGGCAGCGAAACAAAGCAAAGATACCAAAAGCAAATTTACCAGTTTTATTGTATGACCAAACAAGTTGACCTAGTTAAGTATACTCAGTTTGTTGATGGCACTACGAGTTATCCTTCTAAATCTAATGAAGAATTCATTGCTCGTATTCAACAACTTTCTGAGCGTGATGTTCCCATCGCTCGTCTAATGACTGCTGCTGTAGGTCTCTCAGCTGAAGCAGGTGAGTTCACTGAGATTGTTAAGAAGATTACCTTTCAAGGTAAGGAACTGACTGAAGATAACCGCACCCATCTTATCAAAGAACTTGGTGATGTGTATTGGTATTTCACTCAGGCATTGCTTGGATTGGATGTTGACCTGAATGAAGTGGTGTTGACGAATGTTATGAAACTCACTGCTCGATACCCAGAAGGTGCCTTCGATGTGTTCCGATCCGAGAACCGCGTAGAAGGCGACATCTGATAAACTACCTCCCCACTAAATAGTTGGGGAGGTTTTTTTTTATGGCATTTCAAAATATAAACAAACAAGTTATCTTAAGTGCTATCAAAGATAGGAACGAAAAACAAAAGATGACTACTATTTTAAATATTAGTGATAACGCGATATGGAGAATGGAAGATGCAACTCCATCGTGGCCTAATCTTGGTGCCAGAAATAAAGTAAAACAACATGTTATAAAAACTAGTAAAGATGTTGTTGATGCGATTAAAAAAGAATATAAAAAACCAACATTAAAATCTTTTGTGTTGGAAACTAAAACTGATGCTATAAAAATACAGATCGGCATTCAACCAGTTTTATTTCAGATAACAGGAAAACTTACTGATGCTGCTGGCAAATCTATTTCAGAAGCTACGATGACTAAAATGCAGGAGAAAGGATCTGCGTGGATATTTAAACGAGCTATACAGGACAATATTACTTGGAATAAGTGGGAAGATATTAAAACAGATAAAGTTACAATGAAAGGATTGAATATCATTTGGGCGGATGAAGGAGTTGATTATGTTGGGGATGATTGGATTCAAAATTTTTGGAAACAAAATAAAACATTAGTAACGAAAGTTGGTAGTGCTAAATTTACAGAATTTAACCGTGATGGTGGATTCATGGATTTCATAACAAAATTAATACAACAGCAACCATTTAATATTAGCAAAAAAGATAACTGGAATCCAGCTGATATTTGGTTGATACAAGATGAAGCAAAGTGGACAAAGAAAATAAAAGAATCTATTGAAACTGGAGCAAAGGGAAGAAAGGCAGTACAGAGCATTGAAGAATTGAATGCTATTTTTAGAACTCTATTTAAAGAAAAACAAATTTGGGGTATTTCTCTTAAGAAAATTTCTGGTAATGAAGCACAGTGGGAAGAAGTAAATACTACCGAGCAATTTTTTACAAATCTAGATAGTTTAACATTTACATATGATAAAGCACAATGTAAATTGGGTGTTAAAACTTTAAATGATGGCACTGTAACTTTACAAACACAAGACACCAGAATTTTTATGGTGGATGGTGGTAAAACATATAACTTTCAAATCAAAGCAAATAGTAGCACTAGTTTTTCTAATTTAAAATATGAACCAACTGCTTCTGGTGCGGGAGCTGCTAGATTGGGTAAAGCAACAATTGAATTGGTTGATGATCTTTTGGAATCTTATGGTCTTGTGTTTGATAAAACAAATTCCAAGTATCCTAAAACTGCTGATGAGTTTATGGCAAAGGAAATTGAATATAAAACAATGATTCAATATTTGTATAAACAAGGTATAGATCTTGGATTTGATGATGGAGCAAAAACAAATGAAACTGCTTTTAACAATTTGTTATTTGTTTATGGATCACAACCACATGTAGCAAATTCTAAATTAATTCAAATCACATGGTTGTATAATTTTCTCACATTAAATAAACAAAATAGAAATAAATTTGGCACGGATTTAGTATTCCTTGCTATGAAAGCAGGTCGTAGATATGGTCCTTTTGGAAAACTTTACTGATGTCTAAGAATACACACCTAGAGCACTTAGAAGATAGTATCTTACTTGATGGTAAGCAAGGAGCTACTGATGCGTTTAAATTTTTAGATTTACTTGCTCAAACTTTTTCTGGTAAAGCATCTAATCAATTTAAAATTACTACAAAATGGGATGGTGCTCCTGCTATATTTTGTGGGCAATATCCTGGATCGGATGTTTTCTTTGTTGGCACCAAATCTGTTTTTAATAAGGATGCTAAAATAAATACAAATCCAGAAGATGTTGACCGTAACCATGGACACGCACCTGGACTTGTTGCTAAGTTAAAAGACGCATTAAAATATTTTCCTAAATTAGGAATCAAAGGAGTTGCTCAAGGTGACTTACTTTTTACTGATGATAAAAAATTTGAAGTGATAGATGGTAAACGTTGTATTACTTTTAGACCCAATACTATTACATACGCAATACCAGAAGGTAACGAGTTATATGAAAAAGCAAAGAGAGCAAAGATAGGAGTGGTATTTCATACAACATATACTGGTAATACTGTTGAATCTTTGTCTGCTACTTTTGGATATGATATTTCCAAATTAAAAACTGCTGATGATGTATTGGTGTTATCTGCCGAAACAAGTCAATTAGGTAAAGATGTATTGCTTACCGACCAGGAGAAAAAAACTCTCAAAAGAATGAAGACTGCTGGTGCGACTTTAGTTAGGACAGCAGGATCATTTTTAGATGAAGTTGCCAAACAGATAGAAGCAAATGATCAATTAACAGTTGGCCCAAGATTAAAAATTTACTTTAATACTTACGTGCGTCAAGGTCGCAGGGTAAACAACGCTAGAAAATTTGTAAATGATTTTAAAAATTACTTTGAAACTGAAGTAAAGAAGGCAGCAGATAAAGTTAAAACTCCAAAAGCAAAAGCAGCAAAGTTAAAAAAACTTTATGATGGTATGAAATTTATTGAAACAAATGAAAGTGTTTTAATAAAAGCAGTTGGTTTATATACCACTCTTCAAAATGCCAAAACATTTTTTATTCGTAAGTTGGAGAAAGGCGAGAAGATTGGTACTTATCTGCAAACAGAAAATGGTTACAAGATAACTGCTCCTGAAGGATATGTTGCTATTAGTAATGATAGTAATGCTGTGAAGTTGGTTGATAGATTATCATTCAGTGTGGCTAACTTTAATGTATCTAAAAATTGGGTTGAGGGAGACACATGAGCAGAGTAGTATTTACTTTTGGTAGATTTAATCCACCAACCATCGGTCACCAGAAACTTATAGAAGCTGTTGCAAAACAAGCAAGTCGTGATGACTATATGATTTTTACTAGTCATTCATATGACAAGAAAAAAAATCCCCTAAAATCAGATACAAAAGTTGAGTGGATGAAGTTAATGTTTCCTACTCATGCTGGAAAGATCCAATATGATACGAGTATCAAAACTCCCATTAATGTCCTTCAACATTTACAGGGCACATATACTGATATCGTTATGGTAGTTGGATCTGATAGGGTATCATCCTTCGAATCTATGCTTCATAAATACAATGGAGTTGAATACACATTCAAAACTATTGAAGTTGTTTCTGCAGGAGAAAGAGATCCAGATGCTGATGGAGCAGCAGGTATGTCAGCAAGTAAAATGAGAGAAGCAGCTAAAGAAATTGATACAAAAAGTTTTATGTCTGGTATTCCAGACACTTTAAAAACACAACAGAAATTAGATTTGATGGCAGATGTACGAGAGGGAATGGGTCTATGAAATCACTTAAAGAATTACTACAGCAATCGAAACAGAAAACCTATATGCTGGGGCAAGCATTTGCTGAAGGCACATGGGTAGAAAATAATAATGGAGAGGTCGGAAAGATTCATCGTCGTGGAGTTAATTATATTATTGCTGTAACTTCTGAGGGTAAGATGTTTCGTTCATGGGTAAAGGATATCAAAGAACATTGTGGATGTGAAACACCTAAGCAAACAACTGCTAAGGATACGATCAAGAGTTTTATAAATAAGAATAAAAGAAAAAAGACCAATGACGATTGAAGAGTTTTCTAAACAACTGGTTGAAAAATCATTACACAACCTTACTGAGAAGTCGGGAACATGTAATAGCACTGGTGCTGGAACATCCTGCCCTAGACATGGAGATGCTGATTGTAACTCCTCTAAGCAGAATCGTTCCGAAGGTCTTATGGCAGATGAACTAGATGGAACTACTTATGAAGTAGTCATGGAAGATGGTGAAACTGTTATCATCGAAAAGATTAAAGGTGCTGATGGCAAAGCTTGCTGGAAAGGTTATAAGTATGCTGGCACAGAGAATGGCAAAGACAAGTGTGTGAAGTCAGAAGAAAAAGATTATCTACCTGGCAACCAAGAGAAACTAGATACCAATAAGAATGGTAAACTAGATGCTGATGATTTCAAAAAACTTCGTGCTAAGAAAGGCAAGACAGTAAAAGAAATGTGGCAGGTTGCTGAAGGCAAGAAAGTAGAAATCGAAATCATGCCTCAGGTTGATACTCCTAATGACCCAGAGCCACCTAAGAGTCAGGAAGATTTGAAGAAGAAGACAAAGAAGAAGCAAGCAAACGAGCAAGTTGAGTTAGAAGAGAAGAAACTTTCTGCTAAGGAAACTGCTAAGAAAGAAAAGTTTGTCAAGGGCATGAAGAAAAAGTTTGGTTCTTTCAAATCAAAGTATGGGGAGAAAGCACAATCAGTGATGTATGGATCTGCCACCAACATGGCAAAGAAGGCAGCATAAATACAGGCGACCCATATAACCAGAGGTTACTATGTCAGCTCTAATCGCATGGGCAATCGCCAACCAAGCACTTATCGCAACTGTTCTTTTTGCAGTTTCTGAAGCACTTGGAGCAAACCCAAAGATCAAATCAAACGGTATTCTTTCACTCATTCTTTTACAAGTTCAAGGACAACTAAAAGCAAAGGGTGCTAAAGACTTTACCCCCTGATTTACAAATCTAAATACACACTGGGGATGTTCGCATCCCCTTTTTTTATAAATATCTTTTAGATAAGAAAACCTTAAGGGGAGAACGACTATGGCTCTATGGGGCAAAACAGACGCGGCGGCATCAGTGCCAAAGTGGTTTGACAAATATTCAAAAATGGATTCATTGGCAACCAACATTCCTACTGTTCCTGGTAGACAAGTGCTATTTGTTTCAATCGAAGAAGCACAAATGGAAGAAAATATCAAACGTGGTTTTGATACTCCTGGTTGGTGGTCTTACTATACTATTGAAATGCCAGACGGCACTGTACGTTATAAGACAGAGTGTCTTGTGGTTCTACACGAAACCCAAGCAAATGCTAATGACGGCACATATGCACGTTATGATGGTGGCGCTTCTAGAACTGATGATGCACAAGCAGGTGACCCACCAACAATCACCGCTATCAGTATCTCGTCACAACCTGCTAATGTAACTGGCGCCTCTACTCCTTACACTGGAACCTTTGGGGTTACTGCTACTGGTCAAGCAACCCTACAGTATCAGTGGCAGCGTCAGACAGCAACTGGTACAACTTGGACAAACATTACCAATGGTGGTGTATTCTCGAACGCTACTACAGCAACTCTCACACTTACTGCTGCTGCTAAAGCAACCTATGATGGTTATAAGTTCCGTGTAAGGGTTAGCTCCACTGGTGGTGCTACAACCGTAACTTCGAACTCTGCTTCGATTACCTACGCTTGATGATATATGATTTTTCATGAGTTGACGCCAGACAACTGGTTGTTATTTGCTATTAAAAACTATGACAACCCGTTGTCTGTTACATATGATGACTTCGAAGAAGAACTCCAAAAGTTCAAGTATATCAAAAGATTACTTCGTCGCTATGATACCACAGGTGAATTGAAACACCACTTAATTCTCAATCATATCATTACCCTATATAATGTATTCAATGACGCAGCAACGCTGCTTCTATTCTATAAAATAGAATCGCAATACTGGCCAATCTTGAAAGCATTTATGGTATTCCTTGATCGATTGCCAGAAGATGTAGATACAAAAGATGTAGATGAACAATGTCTGAAACTTCTAAAACTACTATGAATGAAATGACGGCAGGTGATGGATCGTCTTTAGCACTTCCTCCTGCCTTTGTGTTTGTAAATACAAAGAAAAAATCTAAAGTAAAACTTCTCAGAAGAAAATCAGAAGAGAAGGTTGATGGTCGCAAAAAAAGTGCTAAAAAACTAATCCAACGTGTAATGTCTAGGAGGAAAACTAAAATGTCTGAAGAGATTAAAGAAGTTATTGTGGAGGCAGTCTCGGATACCGAGAAGGCACAGAAGCAGATTAAAGCTTCTAAAGAGATGAGAGCAAAGCGTGACCTTCAATCGAAGCGCAGCGAAGCTAAGAAAAAGATGGGCGACAAAGCAGATGAAATGAATACTTTGCTTCGTGCTCGTATGTCTGACTTCAAAAAGAAATCAGCAGAGAAGCAACAGAAGGCAGACAAGCAAGTTCAAAAGAACTCATACGACCCACAGGGTAATGTAATTTCGGAGATGGATAATATGGATTGGAATAGAAGCCCTGTGACAGGAGCAATTCCTCGTGGTGGTTCAGCAGGCGGTGTAGATGTATTCACTACTGCTATGAAAGTAGCTGAAGAAGGTTCAGCATATGGAAGAGACCCCGAGATTTCATTTGCTAATCTTGTATTCCAGGACGGCACAGCGGGAAGAATTGGCGTCTTTGATGCTAAGAGAATCCTTGCTACATATGAGGGTCTATCCCCAGAGAACAGAGACAAGTTCCGTGTGATGCTAAACATGAGTAACACTACATATCAAAAAGCACTAGATTTTGCGGTTCGTAATATTCCTGGTTCCTACTGATAGGAGGAGTCATGCCTTTTGGATTCCATAACAAAACTGAACTATCAGTTCTAGAAGCAAAGTTTTCTATATACGAAGAGCTCTCTAAAGAGATGCTCGACAAACTCGAAAGAGCAGTTGATAAGATTAGTGAGAGCAACCAGAACGTTGCTCTCATTCTTGAAAGGCATGAAAGTCGTTTTGAACAAGCAGACAGAGCAGACAAAGCGATTATGAGTTTGATTGAAAGAGTAGAAAAAAAACTTGATGCTTTAGAAACACGAGTGGATGGTATTGCTAAGTTCCGTTGGATTACGGTTGGTATCGCCACCGCAGCAGCAATCGTGATTGGATCGTCAGGTTTCTTTGCTAAGCTCTTGACAACTGGCAGCGGCAGTGCTATCATACAGGAGAAGATCAACATCAAATAGATTATGAGTTACATTGATACCAAATATGTTGGTTTGGTTTCAACACAACTTCTCAAATTCACTGAAAAAAAGAAAGGAACTTACAACTTCCGTTGCCCTTATTGTGGTGACTCTGAGAAGAAGCAGAATAAAGCACGAGGCTATCTCTTTTCAATGAGAGATAGTTTTGTTTTTAAGTGTCATAACTGTGGTGTTACCAGGAACTTTTCTCAGTTTCTTAAAGACCAAAACACTAACCTTCATGATGAATATGTCATGGAGCGTTATAAGGAAGGCATGACTGGCAAGAACTATCAGGTAAAAGCACCTGATCTTAAGAAGTTTAATGCCAAACCAGTATTTAAACAAAATATTTTTAGCGAACTGCCAACCATCGAATCGCTAAATACTACACACCCAGCAAAGCAATATCTGCTCGCCCGAAAGATACCAGAGAAATATTTCTCAACCTTCTATTACGCAGATGATTTCAATGCTTGGGAAAAGAATGACAATCAAATCAAAGAAGGACGAATCATCCTCCCGCTTGTATCATCTGATGGGAAAGTGTTTGGGTATCAAGGGCGATCTCTTAATAAAAATTCAAATCTACGTTATATCACTACCATCTTGGATAAGGAATATCCTAAACTATTTGGACTTGATCGTATAGATGCTAATGAAAATATCTACATTACAGAGGGTCCGTTCGACTCTCTTTTCTTGTCTAACGGATTGGCAATGTGTGGCGCTGACGTTGTACTTGACAGGGTATCTTATCCTACTCGCACATTTGTTTACGACAACGAACCAAGAAACAAACAAATCGTTGACCGATACCAAAAATGTATTGCCCAAGGAGAAAGTATTGTTATCTGGCCATCTGCGATAAAAGAAAAGGATATTAACGATATGGTCATGGCTGGACATGATGTGGAAAGTGTGGTAGAATCAAACTCTTACAAGGGTTTAGAAGCAAAAGTTAAACTTAACGACTGGAAAAAAATATGAGTAACGGCACCAATGTTAAAAAGCGTGATGGATCTACTGAGTCACTTAACCTAGACAAGATCCATTTGATGGTAGAATGTGCGTGTGAAAACCTGTCTGGCGTATCACCATCGCAAGTAGAAATCCAATCAGGTATCCAATTTTACGATGGCATCACAACACAAGAAATCCAAGAAATCCTTATCAGGTCAGCTAGTGACCTTATTAATTTGGATTCTCCAAACTATCAGTTTGTTGCTGCTCGTCTGCTTCTGTTCTCTCTATATAAGCAAGTCTTTGGAGATAGTTGGAAGAACGGTTTTCCATCAGTAGCAGCACATCTATGCGAAGGTGTTAGCAAAGGCATCTACGATAATGAGTTGCCTTCTAAATATACTGATGAAGAATGGAATAAGATTAGTTCGTGGGTTGACCATGATCGTGATTATCTATTCACCTATGCTGGTCTTCGCCAAGTAGTTGATAAGTATTTGGTTCAGGATCGCAGCAGTGGGAGTGTCTTTGAGACACCACAATACGCTTATATGTTGGTTTCAGCAACCATCTTCGCTAACTACCCTCAAGCAACCCGTCTCTCATATGTGAGGAGATATTATGACGCAATCAGCAAGCACAAAATCAACGTGCCAACTCCCATCCTCGCAGGAGTTAGAACGCCACTTAGACAATTTGCGTCTTGTGTTCTTGTTGATAGTGATGACACCCTCGATAGCATCTTTAGCAGTGACATGGCTATTGGTCGCTATGTTTCTCAACGCGCAGGCATCGGTATCAACGCAGGTCGCATCCGTGCTCTCAACAGCAAAATTAGAGGGGGTGAAGTCGCTCACACTGGGGTTATACCATTTCTCAAAAAGTTTGAAGCGACTGTCCGTTGCTGTACGCAAAATGGCATACGAGGAGGAAGCGCGACAGTCCACTTCCCGATCTGGCACAGGGAAATCGAAGACATCCTAGTATTAAAAAACAATAAGGGAACCGAAGATAACCGCGTTCGTAAGTTAGACTACAGCATTCAAATCAGCAAGTTGTTCTATGAACGATTCATCACCAACCAACAAATCTCCCTCTTCTCTCCACACGACGTTCCAGGTCTGTCTGATACTTTTGGTCTTGCTGGATTTGACGAGCTATACAATGCTTACGAACGAGATACAACTATTACAAGAAAAACTATTGGTGCTCAAGAACTATTTTTATCACTCCTGAAAGAGAGAGCAGAAACTGGTCGTATCTATATCATGAATATCGACCACTGTAACGAGCACTCTTCCTTCAAGGATAAAGTTTGGATGAGTAATCTTTGTCAAGAGATTACCCTTCCCACCAAACCACTACAGCATATCGATGACCCAGAAGGTGAGATTGCCCTTTGTATTCTCTCTGCTGTTAACGTCGGTAAGATTAAGCACCTAGAAGATATGGAAGATCTTTGTGACCTTTCTGTTCGTGCTCTGGATGAACTGATTGATTATCAAGGTTATCCTATTGAAGCAGCAAGAATCTCTACCCAGAATCGTCGTTCACTTGGAGTAGGTTATATTGGTCTTGCTCACTATCTTGCCAAGCATGGAGAACATTACGATGATCCAGGTGCTTGGAAATTAGTTCATGATTTATCAGAAGCATTCCAATACTATCTACTCAAATCTTCAAATGAACTTGCCAAAGAAAAAGGACGTTGTGGATACTTTGATCGTACTAAGTATTCTGATGGTATTCTTCCTATCGATACTTACAAAAAGGATGTTGATGGAATTGTCGCTCACAAGTTGAATTATGATTGGGAATCTCTTAGGGCATCGATCCTGGCTCACGGTCTCAGGAACTCAACACTGTCCGCACAAATGCCTTCGGAGAGCAGTTCCGTTGTGTCAAACGAGACCAATGGAATCGAGCCACCTAGAGCATACTTGTCCGTTAAGAAATCGAAGAAGGGTGTTCTTAAACAGATTGTCCCCCAGTATACGAGTCTTAAAAACAACTATACGTTGCTTTGGGATATGTCTGGGAATACTGGTTATATTAATGTTGTTGCTGTTATGCAAAAGTTCTTCGATCAAGCAATTTCTGGAAACTGGTCCTATAATCCAGAGCATTATGAGAACAATGAAGTTCCTGTTTCAGTAATGGCACAAGACCTTCTCACTACTTATAAACTGGGTTGGAAGACATCTTACTATCAAAACACATATGATGTTAAGAAAGATGTTGATGATGATGAGAAGAAAAAAGAAGTAGAAAGTTTACTTAATTCAATTCTAGAAGGAGCACAGGAGGAAGATGATTGTGACAGCTGCAAAATTTAAACTAATGGAAGATTCACCTATCAAAGTCGATGGTATGACAGTATTCAATCCGAATAAAGTTGACCTCAAGAAGCAACCAATGTTCTTTGGTGCTCCACTGGGTATTCAAAGATACGATACCTACAAGTATCCTATCTTTGATAAGCTAACTCAACAACAACTTGGATACTTTTGGAGACCTGAAGAGGTCTCCCTCTCTAAAGATAGAGGTGACTATCTAACACTTCGCCCAGAGCAAAAGCATATCTATACTGCTAATCTCAAGTATCAGATTATGCTTGACTCTGTGCAAGGTCGTGGTCCTGGCATGGCATTCATTCCCTATTGCTCGTTACCTGAACTGGAAGCAGCAATGACTATCTGGGAAACGATGGAGATGATTCACTCTCGCTCGTATACATACATTATTAAGAATGTTTATTCTGACCCATCAGAAGTATTCGATACTATCCTCGATGACCAGAATATCTTAGAGCGAGCAAAGAGTGTAACAGAAGCATACGATGATTTCATCCGTGCTGCCCAAGAGTATTCCTCTGGTAACCAGTGGCAACATCAACTCGAAGGAGTAGATGCTGCTAAACAAACTTTGTATGAACTGAAACGCAAGCTCTATCGTGCCGTGATTAATGTTAACATCTTGGAGGGGATTAGATTCTATGTTTCGTTCGCATGTTCGTTCGCTTTTGGCGAACTTAAAATTATGGAGGGATCCGCTAAAATTATCTCTCTCATCGCAAGAGACGAAAGCCAACATCTTGTTCTTACACAAAACATTATCAATAAGTGGCATGATGGAGATGACCCAGACATCGTGGCAATCGCTAAGGAAGAAGAGCAGTGGGCTATTGAACAGTTTAAGAAGACAGTAGACGAAGAAAAAGCATGGGCGCAGTATCTGTTCAAAGATGGTAGCATCATTGGATTGAATGATAAGTTACTCAACTCTTATGTTGAGTATATTGCCAATCGTCGCATGAGAGCGATTGGTTTGAAACCAGTATTTGATACTCCCATGTCAAACAACCCCCTACCCTGGACGCAGCACTGGCTATCCTCTAAGGGTCTACAAGTTGCCCCACAAGAGACAGAGGTAGAAAGTTATGTTATTGGTGGTATTAAACAGGATGTTACGAAAGATACGTTCGCTGGTTTCCAACTTTGAAAAAGAAAAAAATAGAAAAGATACAAAAGAAACTAGAAGAGCAACAGCAAAATCTGAAGAATCTGAACCATCAACAAAGGTGGATGCTAAAGATTCTAATGGAAAAATTCCAGACCCCTGGTACAACTGAATAGATAAATACCTCCATCATGGAGGTTTTTTATTATGAATCCAAGTTCAGCAAAGGCAAAGGGTCGCCGTCTGCAACAGTGGGTAAGAGATAAACTGATTGAGATGCTTGAAGTTCACCCTGAAGATATCGAATCCCGAAGCATGGGAGCGGGTGGCGAAGACCTTATCATGGCTCGTGCTGCTAGGTTAAAGTTCCCTCACAGCATTGAGTGTAAGAATGTAGAGAAGCTAAATATATGGGATGCTTATGAACAAGCATCTGCCAACTCGGGTGACTATGAACCTCTCGTCGTTATTAAAAAGAATGGAAAGAAACCGCTAGCAGTGGTTGACGCAGAGTATTTCATACGTTTATTCGGAGATAAAGATGACGCTAGACCTTCATAACTTTTTTAAATTTTATGATGACAATAATGATAATCATGTAGCAGCAGTTCAGTGGTTAGAGGATAACCTACCTGCTCAATTTCTTGATGATTCAGAAACAGATTGGATCGGGATTTTTAGAACTAAGCCACCCACGCCAGCAGTTCTAGCAGTTCCATATTTCAACCAAGTAGATAACTACAGAGACGCACATAGAACTTGTAACAGTTCATCGTGTGCTATGTGTCTTGCTTTCCTCAAGCCTGGTTCTATTAAAGGCGATGACGAGTATGTTAAAAAAGTGTTTGCTATTGGTGACACAACTGACCATGCCGTACAGACCCGTGTTCTACAAGGTTATGGTGTTAAGTCACACTTTAGTTACAACCTTAGTTTTTCTGATATTGATAAGAGTTTATCTGCTGGAAAACCTGTCGTTATTGGTATTCTTCATAGGGGTTCTCTTTCTGCTCCTACTGGTGGGCACATGGTTGTAGTCATCGGTACTACTCCAGATGGCAAAGGTTATTATATCAATGATCCTTATGGTTCATGTAATGACAACTACACTGGTCCAGTAACAAATGGTAAGAAGACCGTTTACACAAAGGCAATGCTTAAGCATCGTTGGTGCCCAGGTGGCAACGATGGTTGGGGACGTATTTTTGATTGATAACTAAGGAGAACAACAATGGCAAGAATCGATT